TTTTTGAGGTAGCACATTCCATAACATCTTGTATCTGCTTTGCAAGCTTCCCAAAATATATAGAATAATCGATTTGCTTCTCGAAAGTCTGCTTGCCCAACATCAATCTTGGACCACTGCAGGTACATATAATGAGTACCAGTAATATAAGTAGCTTTACCTTTATTAGTGAACCAATAGCCTTCGTGGCGCCTAGCAAATTCTCTATCAATATACGCATACCATTTTTCTTTGAAATCATCTGGATATTGTTTCCAGTCAAATATTGTTTTAATCTTTTTTAATGTTTTAGGATATTCATGTGTTTTCCACTTATCATAATCCTTGTTAACATCTTTTTCTTTAGGTAATGCTATTTTTAAATTTTGTATTTCATAAACCTCACCTATTTGACCAGTTTTAGATATAACAACAACATCATGTTCTTTATTATATCCATACTCCCATTTTTTAGATTTATTTAATCTTTTTATTACATGAGGTTTTATATGGTCAATTACTTTATATAAAGTTTGCTCGTACATTATTTAGATCTTCTTTCTGCAAAACCACCAAAAGCTTCTTTTTTCTTTTCTTCTTTTGGTTTGTCATTTAACATATCTTCTTCTTCTTTAATACGATTAAGTATTTCAAAAGCATCAAATATAGCTAGCTTTTTTGTAGCAGCTGCATTTTTTAATCTATCAGCTGATATATCATCATCAGAATCAACTATAGCTTCTTTAGCAACTTTAATAAGTTCTTCAACCGCTCTGTGCCCAGCTTGGATTATATTCTTCTTCGTTTCCTTGACGTTCATGTTTTATTACAATATCATTTGATTTCATACAATAAAGCCGCTTACCATCTACAATAAATTCATATTCACCAAAAGGTTTATAACCTACTATATCACCCTCGTTGATTTCTAGCGCTTCTAACGCACTATTACCATATTTTAATATACCAATAAGGTTTTGTTCTAAAACGTTGTGTATTTCAATTTTATCTCTAAGTGGTGCTATAAAACATCTGTCACCAAAAGACATCCATCTGTCTTTTCTTTTATATAAATAAACTTGATCTTGTTGAACAAAATACAAACCGTCTTTAAAATAAGATTTACTATTCTTTTCTTCACCCCTTACATTATACCATCTTCTAAATACATTATGATGAATCATAATTAAATCTCCTTTTTTAATTGGTGTTTTATATGATAAAGGTACTTCTATAACTTTAGCTATATTGTTTACAGCTTTAAAAGTTTCTATTTGAGTATTAATTACAAGGCTTTTGTCACCTATTTTTACTTCATTATTATATCGCTGGCCATAAGGTTCAACGATAAAATCATAAACGCTTTTCATTAATATTCTAAATCATACTCAACAGATATAGCCATGTTAGAATTAAACTTCTTCCACGGCAATACCTCGTTGTTTTTTTTAATGTAAATGTTATAAGAATTATCTTTTAAATCAAAGAGTATATGAGATATAGTATGACCTCCATATACTGACTGAGATAAAGAATAATGCATTGCATCGGTTTTGTAATCAGCACCAATACTAATTTTTCTAATAACAGATGACATTACCCCTTCTTGTCTTCTTCTTTTTCGATGGGAGTAAAAGAACCGTCTTCAAGATTAATATTAATCGATCCGTACTCTTCTTCTAGTTCTTTTTTGAAGTCTTCAGTTTGTTTGTTAACTTCATGGAATTTACCCAATACTGCGGTTTTTTGGGCTTCTAAAAATCCAACTTCATTTAAAAATTTATTTAATTGTTTTTGAAAGTCTTGAATTTTTTTCAGTTGGTCTTCGGTAATCATTTGTTTTGCTTCACTCATTTTATTAAATTTAATTATTTGCCTATTGATTTAAATTTCTCTGCACCTCTCGAACCGAAATAGGCAACATAAACGGTTATAAGAAGTGATTTTAATAAATCTATCCATCCGGTATCAATACCAAATGATATATCAAAACCATCTAACAAGATAAAAATAACAAGAGATATTGTTAAAAATATTAATGTCATTGGTCGTGTGTTTTTTGAAAGCCATGAATCTGATTTCATATCGCTTTCCCAGCGTTTTGAAATTTCTTGTAATTCTATAGTGTCTTGCTCTAATAATTTAAGAGCTGTTTCTTTGTCTTGTGGTGGTAAGTCTGGATCCTTGTCTATAAGGTTTTTAACCATACCTAGCGCACCTTGGTCAGGCAGTATATCTCCTATTACATTTATAATACCTGATTTACCTAGTAGAAATTTTCCTACCTTAGTATCTTTAAATTTTTTATTAGGTTTTGACATAATTACTCTGCTTTATACGCAGGCGCTTCCCACGGTAAAGTTTTATCACCTTCATCAAAAGATGATCTTAAATATTTTTTTCCTTTCCAGTACATTGCTTCTTTATCATAATCTAAATCTCCACGAGCCATTTGGCGAATGTGAACATTTTCATGATTAATAGTTTCAGTTATTAAATCTGGATCAGTTATATTTTTGTTAATTAAAATATTTCCACGTTTATCTGCTCTACCTATAACATCGTCCTCTTCAAACTCTACGTTTACTATTGGCGTAGGAAATTTATCAAAAGGTGGTTTAAGTTTAAAAGCCATTATTTTCCTGGAAACATTTTATTAAGAACATTTTTTCGTTGTTCGCAGCCACAGGGTATATTTAAACCCTGTGATACTGCATTAACAACTTTTTTAATTCCAGTAGCCTTAGTGAAAGACTCTATTTTATCACCTAAACCTCTGGATTTCATTCTAGCTAAATATTGCCGCAGAAAATACAACAAACGTTTCAGCTTGTCCAGTTGAACTAACTGTTGCAGGAATACCTCCTATTTTAGAAACACCGTTTCCTGGGCTTGAAACCCAAGTGTCTTGAATAACATCAGGTACACTAAAACCACTTGCAGCAGCTGTGTGTGTCAATGTAAGAACGTCTTCAGTTGCAACACCTGAATTAATGTTAATAATAGTGCTTGTAGAGTTTACAGCAAGAACACTTAAAATGTCTTTTTTGTGAATAATTACACTTGATTGGCCATTTACCGCTGGCGTAAGCGGAATTTTTAAATAACTCATAATAATTTGTTTTGTGTTAATTTCTTAACTTGTTAATGGTATGTATATAATGGTATTATCTTGGTGTATTATTTTTTAGACATATTTTTTTCAATAGCAGCTTGTCTTTTAGCTTCATAACCGCTTAAGTCCCCGCTGTTATCTAAGTCTCCTAAAATTTTATTTATACCATAACTTTTAGAGCTATGAATACCTTTGTTTGGTCCTTTTTCTAACACTGAAGCTGTGGGTTTAGGTGCATTTACTAAACCTTTTTGTTTTATTTTATTACCTTCTTGAGCTGTTTTACCAGATCTACTTATTCCAAATTTCATACTTTCTCTAAAAGCATCACTATGTTTTGTAACTTCTGGGCTATTACCCATATCCATAAAAGTTTTTGCTTTTCCAGTTTGGGTATCAACACCTCTAAATTGTTCTGAAGGTGAATAATGAGATCTATCAAAACTATGTGCATTTGGTTTTACAAAATTTTTCATGCCAGTTTCAGAGGTAGCAAATTTAGCAGCTTTTGATAATATATCTTTAGCTACGCGAGGACTTTTATCACCCCCACTGTTTAAATAATCTTGAAAAACTCCTTTAGGTAAACCAGGCTTATTTTTCCCTCTTTCAAAACCTAAACTTGTACCATCTCTGTTAACGTAACCACCTCTACCTCTTGTAGCAGTGTAACCAGAGTCATAAACACTTTTTGAAAACTTGTTTATGCTTTTTGCAGTTTCTACTGGTGTAGGTTTTGGTTCATTTTTTGGATCTCTAATTTTACCTATTCCATCTGATTTTTTCATAGACATATTCGGCCCGTTGTCATCATATTTATTAGCTCCATAATCTCCGTATTTACTAGCTCCATAATCACCGTATTTACTAGGTCCTTCACCGCTAAGAATCATGTCTTGTGATCTAGAAGGATAAAATTTTTCCATTGAGCCATTTTTACTTGCACCACCTGAAAAACATCCTGATTTGTTTGGCCCTATATTTGATGACCCATCTTTTGATTGTCCTTTTTTTAACATTGTTTTAATTTTTTATTTTTTATTTATATTTTAACTTAACGCTATTAAGTTGTGTTGAACTCCACCGGATGTATCTGTATTGTAAACTTGTACAACGCTTACAGGTAACACAACACCTTGTAAAGGGTTTTTAAATATTATTGCTTCATCATTTATAGTATGTACCTTAAGTGAAGACTCAGAATCATAACTATATGTAAGAGTTGAATCAAGCGCAATACTTGAGGCTGTTGCTAAAACGTAGTTACTTGCATCTGTTACTGATGATATTAAAACACCTGCGGCTGGTAACGTACCACCTGTTACTCTCATACCTGCTTTAATAAGTGGGTTTGGCGAAGCTAAACCTACATTGACAGAGTTTGAAACAGCAGTGTTATTACTAGTTGTTGTAACAGGTAAACTTGTTGGAGAATTTGCTATATATAAATTGTATTCTTTCCAAGCACCTTGAGGTATACTTGCTTTTGTTCTCCCATCTATCAACAATGTATCACTTGGTGTTACAACTGTTCCAGACTTGAAAGAGTCTGTGTAATAATTTCTAATCATTTTTTATTTTTTTTTATTTTTATTTTTATTACAAAAGTTTCTAGCAGCTTCAACACTACCAAAACCCCATTTTTTTAAAGCCATAGCTTTTCTAGTTGGTTCACCACTAGCATCTTTCATAGCTCCTTTCATACCAGCAAATCTACAAGCAAAAGAAACTCTTCTAGCCCCAGTACCAGACGTTTGTCTACTACCTAACTTTTTACCAGTTTCTTTAGTGTAATCAGATCGCATTTTACGATTTTGTTTTTCGTATGCTTTTTCTTTTATTGCCGGTCCTTTGCTTGTCATTATATTATTTTGTATTTTGTTTTACCGTTTTCTTTATAAGC